TGGCACGATATGCAGGGAGAAAGAACGGTTGTGCCTTCATCTTCGACGTTCCGAACTCAACCCACCGCGCCCAGTAAGCCTCACTTCCGCCAGCATAGATAGTGATGACAAGATCGTTCTTGTCTCCGACGACACGGCCAAGGATCATAGTCCCATCTGGCGCATCGCCCCACGTCCAAGAAATGCTCATTTGCAAATCGCCGGTATCGACAGGAGCGAGGCTTTTGGCGAATCTGACGATTTCTTCGGCAGAGGTTTCCATCGCCTTGCGGATTTCGTATTTGCCTGTTCGGGAATAGCCAGCAGTTTTCGCTTCAGGCTTTCAAGTCCGACCACCTTCGATCTAGGGGGCATCGGTTTTCCTTGGTGTTTTCAGCTTCTCGGCTGCGCCCGTTGCGAGTGCAGCATTGGCGCAAGGTGTCGTCACGAGAAGGCGCTGGCCTTCACGATAGGCGACCGTTACCTGCGGATTGGGTTTCCAGTCGAAGTCAGCCGTAAAATGAACCCATGGCATCGGGTTATCCCTCTATGATCGCAGTGAACTGAACGATGCCGTGAGCCATAATCCCATCTGGGTCATCAATGACCCGTGCAAGACTGACGCGGGATTCGACCAGAGCACCGTCGGACAAATCGCCTTCGGCATGGCGAAGCACGTTCACAACGGCATCGACGATCTGACGACATGGCCACTTTCGTCCCTGTTCACGAGACCAGCAGTCGATCTGCACGGTTTCCTCGCGCATATCGACACAGTCGGCATCATCCGGAACAAAGTCGGATGGACCGATACTTATATAGGGGAACCCCGGATCAGGTGGCGGCCCATCCCATATGCGATCTGCAACCAGCTCGGAAACTTTCGGATCCGCTTTTAATCTGGCGAGGATCAAATCCTGAAGAGCTACCGATACACTCATATCGCCACCCCACTTTCGACCGTAAATTCAAGATACAGACGGTCATCAGTTTCGACGGGACCGGACCTTATATTATAATGTGCGCCGTCTCGCGAGGCGCGCATCCGCCAACTCGCGCCAATCTGCCGAGCTTGTGTGCAGTTTCTAACGGTAATGACGACAGGTTGCTTGCCTTCCAATCGCGCCGCTTGCACGGTCTCGCCACCTCGCAGAAAGCGGAAATTTGCCCATAACTTCACAGCGTCACCGGGAGCCGTCCAACCGGTTTCACCGCCGCCATGGCCATCAGGCACAGTGGTAGGCGCATCAAACTCGACACGTCGGTTAAGTTTGCCGGGATTATCCATTATCGATAGATCCTGTAAGGCTGGACGAGAACGCGGACGGCAAAAGGAAGTTCACCAACTGCCTGCCCGACGGTGAGACCCTGCCGATTCTCGTACCACTGCGAAACCAGCATCATTACTGCCACCCGGATAGGATCGGGCACAGTATTGATCCATTTCAGCGGGTCATCCGGATCTTGCTTACCGTAGCCAGCTCGATATCGAATCCTCACATCACCCGGATTGCCGCGAACATCCGGCAGATCGGAAACGTCATCTGGAAACGGCAATGGCAAGGACTGTTCATCACCATTCGGGTCAATATAATTGATACTCACGATTTCTATGACTGGTCCGAACACGTCGTCGCCGCAGAGATAAGAGTTTCGACATAGGTCTGGTCGCTCTCTTCCTCTATCTTGCCATGGGTCTGCATTTCTTCCCACGACACGAAGGGCGCAGGCGCTACGATGACGCTGACGCGGTGATCCATTGTCCCTACCTGTTACTTGTCGGATTTGCTTTTGTGAGGCTCAGCCGCCCCGTCCTGCGATTTGGGGGCCGTCAATGCCTCCAGCGCTTCGCGATCCGCCTTGGCCGCAACTTCCATGTCAGCAATGCGCGCTTCAGCATCCTGCTTATACTTTTCATATTCCTTGGAAATCGTTGCCACATCATCTTCCAAGGTTTTGATGTGACTATCGGTTTCGAGCTTGACCCTGTCTTTCTCAGACGAGGCATCGGAAACGGCTACCTTCAGGTTGTTGATTTCCGTCTCGGCTTCCGTCTGGAACTCTGCGAGAGCATCTTCCGCCGTTTTTGCCTTGGCATTCGCAGCCTCGATTTCAGCCTTGGCATTGGCAAGATCACGCTCCAGATCGCTTTCCGGCGCGGCGGCGGATTTCAACAACAGAGCCTTGGCATCCAGAATGCCCAGCTCCGTGCGGTTGCCTGCGGCCCTGATATCGTTAGCTGTCGCCTCGACATATGCGCCGCTTTTGATGAGCTTTTCGGCGACTGACTTTGTGACATTCTGGAGTATCTGGCCTTTCTGGACGCGACCAAAGTCGCCGAAACTGCCACGGATTGCTTTCAGGTGCATGGAACTTCTCCTTTGGTTCATAGAGCGGGCAGTTTTCACTGCCCGCCGTGATGAGCCAAAAGCTTGACGCCTGCTGCTTACGGCGTGAGAGCCGTTGTGAAATCGCCCGTCACGAGAGCGGCAGAGCGCTTGACAGCAAGCGCCAGGCGTTTTTCCGCACGAACGGTGAGCATGTTCTTGACGAAGTTGTCGCGATCTTCAGACGAAATAAGGACTTCCGTGTCCATACGGTCCCAGATCTTCGCAGCCATGCGGAATGCGCCGACAAGGAACTCATCGAGATCCATGGCCTGCGTACCGATAACAGGACGGCCCCAGAGCTGCGGACCGGCAAGCTGGATGACATTGGCGAAGATGTAACGGTTTTCACCGTCCTTGGTCAGTTCGATGTCAGCCCAATCCGTCGGATGCAGGACGATGCCATCAGCAGGATATTCTGCAAGCGAGGCCTGAAGGATTGCGAGGCGCAGAATATCGATCTTGGTTGGATTTACGACGGTAACACCGGGATTGGCATATGCCGTCGCCTGCGGAACAAGTCCATGCAGATGTTGGCCGGTGCCATCGCCCTTGAGGATTTCCGCCTCTTCGACGTAATCCAGACCATAGCGCAGCTCGCCATCGATCTCGCTTTGCAGCTGCGGGATATCGTCCATTGCCTGCCGGGAAACCGGAACCCAGTGAGCGATGGTGCGAACCGGCGCATCGTCCTGTTCCCACACATAGTTTGATTCTGGCTTCTGCGCGCCTTCGGCAACCACAGCCGCATTATTTGTACGCGTGACCATACGCGCATACTCAATCGAATTACTTTCGGTGCGTCCAACCGAGAGCAGCTGACGAATGGTCATCTGGCGCCGGGGGATGCCAACGATTTCCGGGTCGCGATCCGGCACGATCAGTGCGCCCGCCGATCCGGTGGCCGAAGTAATGGCATTTTGGACAACAATGCGAACAGCGCCCTTGGCTCCGCTCTTGGTGATGAAGCTTTTCACCTCATCAGATTCCGCCACCATCTGGCCGAGAGACTTAGCGGACTGATCCGCGCTGCCGCCACGACGGGAGGCCATGCGCTGCTCGATATCGGTGCTCTTGGTTTCGAGCGATTCCAGCCGTTCGGTGAGTTTGTCCTGAGCCGCAGAGAGCTTGCCCTGTGCCATCAGAAGTTCGTCAGCCTTCTGTTTGGTTTCTGCTGTAAGAGTACCGGATTCCTTCGCCTGCTTCAGTGCCTCTTCGGCAGTCTGCTTGACGCTACTGCCGACACGCTCAAGCTCCTGCTTTACTTCGCCGAGCAGTTTTTCAATGTTAGGTTCATTGCGCACAGTACCGATAATACCGGCAGGACGTGCGGCCATAAGTGCCGCCAGTGCAACTGACGGCATGAAATGCTTGGACATGATAGCCTCCTTGGCTGTCCTAAATGGATTTCAGGGATGCGAGGAGGTTCGAAACCTCCGACATAACGGCAGCGTCCTGCATGCCGGTTGCGGTAGCGCTGGGCTTACCGCCTTTCAAAGCTTGGATGAGTTCG